CCCCCATATGCAGTAAAAATACTGCACATATTATTTGATTTACAGGTCTCGTTATGGTAGGTATTAAATACTGCGAGGAAAAAACGCAAGGCGTTTTCTGAACATAACATAAGGTATATTATGAGACCTTCAATATAGCAATTTTAAAGTATAATATGCAGTGAATTTACTGCACCTGTGATGGTTAAATTACCAGATAAAAAAGAGGACATCGAGACTGAAGATATTGAGTACGGTATCAGCGGTAAGAAGTCTATTACCAAGCCTAAGAAGAAGATACTGGGAAGGTGGGATAGGCGTTATGCCCCGACCAACAGGGGTCGTATGCTCAAGGCGTGGGAGATAGCACAGGTGCTAGAGGAGTGTAAGGGTCTTGTCACCACTACCGCTAAGAGGCTGGGTGTGGCATCGGGAACTATCCGCAACCGTATCGCCAAGTCTCCAGACCTCCAGAAGGTGCAGAACGAGAGCCTTGAGACCGTTGTGGATTTCGCTGAGTCCAAGCTACTTAATAAGATAGAAGAAGGCGACCTGCAAGCTACCATGTTTTTCTTAAAGAGTAAGGGTAAGCATAGGGGATATAGCGACAGGGTTGATGGCTCTAATGTAAATATAAGCGTTGCACCACAGAAAACAATCGTGTTCCAAGATATAGATAATGCCACTCCAGTTAAAATCAAAGAAAGAGAAGTCAAAGAAATCGAAGAACAAGGGCGGTAGACCCAGAAAGAAACTGACCCAAGAGGCTTATATGCCTCTCAAGGCTCAGAAGGTAATAGGGTCTCAGGCTCGTTTCAAGGTCTTGTATGGGGGCAGAGGGAGTGCTAAGAGCTATTCTTTTGCCGATGCACTGCTGGTTAAAGCCTTATACACGCCTATGCGAATCCTGTGTGTGCGTGAGATACAGCGTTCCATTAAAGACAGCGTACACAAGTTGCTGTCAGACCGTATTGATGCACTTGGATTGTCGCATCAATTCGGTATAGGCAGAGACCTGATTACATCTGGGTGTGGTTCGCAGATAATATTCAAGGGTCTTAAACATAATATAAGTGAGATTAAAAGCACGGAAGGTATTGACCTCTGTTGGGTAGAGGAGGCAGAGCGTGTAAGTGCTGATAGTTGGGATGTGTTAATTCCCACAATAAGGAAAGAGGGTTCAGAGATATGGATATCATTTAATCCTGAGAACGAACACTCGGCAACATACGAGAAATTTGTTGTCAATCCTCCTCCGCATTGTGTGTCTGCACATATCACATACAGAGATAATAAGATGTGTCCAGAGGTGTTGGTGCGAGAGGCTGAGTATGACTTGGATGTTGACCCAGATAAGTACGAGCATATCTGGGAAGGCAGGGTCAAGCGTTATCACGATGCCCTTATCTTTGGAAATAAGATTGTAATTGATGAGGATATAAAGGCATCGCCCAGTACAGATTTCCTGTTCGGGTGTGACTGGGGTTATTCCAATGACCCACTTGTACTTGTCAGAATGTATATACAGGATAAGAGCCTCTATATCGATTATGAGTTTTACAGCGTGGGTGTAGAACTGGGGGAACACGCATCGGCTTTTGATACCGTGCCTCTCTCAAGGGATGGCAGAATCAGGGCTGATAACTCACGACCCGAAACGATATCCTTTATGAATCGGGAAGGTTTCGATGTGGTTGGTGCTAAGAAAGGGGCAGGTAGTATTGCGGAAGGCATTACATTCCTGCGTTCATTTAAGAATATTTTTATACATCCCAGATGTGTTGGGAGCGTAGATGACTTCAATAATTATCGGTGGAAACAGGACAGCCTGACCAGAGAGGTATTACCAATCCCTGTTGACAAAAGTAATCATGTTCCTGATGCAGTGAGGTATGCTCTTGAGCCACTGATATCTCGCAAGAAAAGTTGGGGGGCAGCATAAAACAATGTTTAAATTTCTAAAGAAGGTAGCCGAGAATCAGGCAGTCCATCCGTCTGCAAGTTGGTTGTCTTTGGATATACCAAGAACGGATTTCGATTACAGTAAAGAGGTGGGTACAGGACTGGGAAGTTCCGTTATCATGTCGCCAGTCCAGTGGATAATGCGGACATTCCCTGAGTCTCCAGTGAGGATGGAGAAGGTTGACGGTGATGATATTGAGAAGATAAGCGAGCATCCTTTTCTCAATATGATTAATAATCCCAATCCTTTTTATACTTACGAGACCATGATGATGGCGACACTCATGTCATGGAATATCGCTGGTAACGCATACTGGATTAAGGTTCGGAGCAAGATGGGAGAGGTGCTGGAGTTGTGGTATGTACCACACTGGATGATGACTCCGAAGGGGTCGGATGCAGACCCATCCATCTTTATAGACCATTATATATATAACCCTAATGGTGTTCCGTACAGAATTGAGATAGAGGATGTAGTCCATTTCAGATTTGGACTGAACCCAGAGAATATAAGGATGGGCATATCTCCTCTTGATTCGGTAATCAGGGAGGTTTTTACAGATGACGAGGCAGGTAATTACAGTGCCTCCATACTCAGGAACATGGGAGTGCCGAGTGTGATTATATCGCCATCGAGTAACGATGTGGATATTTCTCAAGAACAGGCGAAAGTTATAAAGGAGAAATTCACTCAGAGTTTTGCTGGTGATAATCGTGGTCAGGCACTCGTAATGACAGGGAGTACAAAGGTTGATACTTTCGGGTTTGACCCCAAGCAGTTAAGCCTCTCTGATATAAGGAATATATCTGAGGAGAGGGTGTGTGCGTGTCTTGGGATACCAGCAGCCGTTGTTGGCTTTGGCTCTGGGCTTGAGGCAACGAAGGTAGGGGCTACCATGACCGCCATGATTAAGCTGGCGTGGACAGGTAATATAATCCCATCACAGCGTATTATATCGCAGGTGATTACCAAGCAGTTATTGATAGACTTTGACGATAACGATGACCTTGATGTAGTCTTTGACAACTCACGGATTGTTGCCTTACAGGAAGATAAGAGTGAGAAGATACGGAGATTGACAGACGGTGTCAAGAGCGGTTGGGTCAGGATATCAGAGGTCAGACAGGCAGAGGGTCTCCCCATTGACGAGTCTGATGAGATATATCTGAGACCTTTAAATTTGGTAGAGATAGAATAATAAAAAAATAGCGGAGGATAGTATGTTAAGCGGTTACAAATCTTTTATAGGAGTTGGTCTTGGTGTTGTAGGTGCAGGTTTATATATATGCGGACTGACAGCCCATGCAGAAATATTGTGGATTGTATCAGGCGGTTTTGTATCAACAGGAATCGCACACAAACTTGATAAAATCAAACAGGCTTTGAGGGGATAGGGATGTGTCCATACTTGCTGACAGGGTTGCTCGTGAAGCCCCTAGAAAAAGACCGACAAGAAAACAGATACGACTGGCTCGTGAATTTGATGTTGACATAGCAAAATATGAGCGTGGATTCCGTGTTGATATTTTCAAGGTCTTAAAGAAGCTGGGAGATGAGGTCGGTGATATTGCACTGGAGGTTCTGAGTGACGAGAAGAATCTGAAGAAAGATGCTGGGCGTGATGCGATGCTCGCAGGTGAGATTGCTGCTCGGCTTAATGTCGCTGGTTTTGAGACCGATATGAGTGTGGTGTATGATAAAAACTATACTCGTATCATGAGGGCGACCCAGAAAAGAATCAACGCTACGATGGATTTGGGCATCAGCATACTTGATACTAATGAGGCTCGCATCCTTGCGAAGGGTGCGGAGCGTGTAAAACTGTTAAACCTCACAAAAGGTAATACAACGAGGTCAGTATTCAGGGAGTTGTCAGAAGGCAGGTCAGAAGGTGAGGCGGTTGCTCAACTGGCGAGGAGAATATCTGATAGAGTAAAGGCTGGTAGATTTAAGAAACCACAGACAAGAGCCACCTTGATAGCTCGAACAGAAACAACATACGCCCAGAAAATGGCTGCTGCTGAATCGTACCGTCAGGGTGGCGTTACAGAAGTGATGATAATGGACTCACGCAAGGGGTCATTTGATGACGATTGCGATGCTATGGATGGAAGGATTGTGAGCCTTCAGGAGGGCGAGGCTCTTATGTCAGAGGAGCATCCGAATGGCACTAGGCGTATGGTTGCACAGCC